ACTAGAACCACTTGTACCGCTAGATCCACTAGTTCCGCTAGTTCCACTTATACCACTTGTGCCACTAGTTCCACTTGTACCACTAGTTCCACTTCCACCGCTAGAACCACTTGTGCCACTTGTACCGCTAGATCCGCTAGAACCACTTGTTCCACTTTTTCCGCTAGAACCGCTTGTACCGCTAGATCCACTAGTTCCACTTTTTCCAGAAGATCCACTGGTTCCAGAAGAACCGCTGCTTCCAGAACTACCTGAGCTTCCAGAAGAAGCAAATGACCCCGTAAAATCAAATCTTATAGATTTCGGAATAGAATATGGATCTGTAGTAATTTGTATTCCTGTTCCAGCTATAAATTCAATAGTATCTAATCCTTGTGCAACTAGATCTTGTTGACCAGAAACTTCCCACGTTTTAAACGTGGAATTCATTGATATTTTAACTGCTCCAGAAGTTAAATCTGTAACTTCAAAACCAGCATCAGTATCAAATCTTAATTTATTTACTCCTGTTATTACATTTGAAACTGTAGATCCACTTATTTCGCTAACTGTAATTACTAATTCGGCATCTGGCGCAGATGGAGAAATTACTGCGCCACGATAATTTAAATAATTTCCTTCAGTTGATGAAAGAGCTATTAAAACAGGTTTAGAAACTTCACCAACAATATCTGTTTCAGTAGGCGTGTATTCTCCTGATATGTAAGGAGATAAGAAATAAGTTACGCCAGCAGTTAAACCACTTAAATTATCTATTTTTCCATTATAAACTATACAAAATTCATTGCCATCAACTGTTTGCACCATTCCCATAACTTCTGCATTTTCAGCAGAGTCTGCTATAGCTTTATACCAAGCAGTGCCATCAAAACGAAGCAAATTTCCAGTTGTAAAACCATGAGAAGCTTGAGTAAAACATTCTATTAATGATGTTCCGTTTCCAATACCACTGCTTGGATCATGGACAATTAAAGTTTGCTCATCAATAGTATCTTTAGAAAATGATATTAGATTAGAAAAATCTGTATAATCATTATCAGATAATACCCCTCTTACTCTTACCTGATAATTTTCAGAAACAAAGAATGGAATATAGAAAGATGGCTCATATGGAGAAACAACTATCGATCCGCTTGGATAATTCAAATCAACTCTTTCCGCAACTAAAGCTCCCGTATAATTATTAAGATAATTGATTCCACTTGTAGATGTAACTAATTGACCACTATACAATCCCGAACTATACGAACCTTCGTTAGGATAATAAACGAAAGAATTAGTATTTTCGTCATAATAATAAACTAGATAAAGATCTTTAGAGTTTAAAGATCCAGAATCAAAAGATACACTATAAATATTATCTATAGTAGACGAAGCAAAAACTCCTCCAGGAAATGTTCCTCTTGAATCTAAAATTATTGTATGAGGTTTCCACTGAATACCGCTTGCTCCTGACGGAGAAAATATAGACTCATAAGATGTTCCAGAATAAAAAGCGTTTATTCCTTGCTGAGAAAAAGATAATTGATTTTCTCCAGTACCTTGAACTATAGCATCTATGCTATCTATCTTTGGAGAATTATAATAAAATACATCTGATGCACTTGAATCTCCACTCTTAAGCAATTGTATTTCATAATTCAAAGGCACATTAGATGAATTTCGCGCCCATTTAATAAACAATCTTCTATCAAAAGTATAAGAAATTGGATCGTAGTTTATCGATAAAGCGCCACTTATATTCTGAGGCTTTATATCAAAACTATTTTGATTTAATATATCTAATTTAATTAAACCAATATTATAAGCAGTACCAGTATTATAAAAGTCTTGAGAAACTAAACGATAAAATTTCTTTTCAGAATAATCTGGTGAATAAGAAATAGAAGAAGCAGGGAATCCCGCACTTTGATCTTCTATATATTCAAAAGAATAAGAAGGACTTTTTTGCAAAAAGACTTGTGTTGAATATTGTTTATTAGTTAATTCATAATTAACAAAAACGCTATCACTTGTGGAAGCTTCTACATTTTCAAAAGTTGAAAATTTAAAATTAAATACAAAAACACCACTAGAAGAAAGACCATCTACTGTAAAAGAAGTTATTTGTATCTTACAATCTCTTAGAAAATTGACATCTTTATATATAGATTGAGAAAAAGAAGGCAAAACTCCCACATCAAAAGAATAAAACTTATCTTTAAGAGAGGAATTCAAAATAGAAACAATTTCATTATTCTTATCTAATATTGAAACTGTAAAATAATTAAAAATTCCATCATTAAGATTAGCCGATTGATTTGTTACTGGGTCAAGAACATCCCATTGTAAATTTATTATTTGACTATCTACATATGCAAAAAGCATGTCAACATCAGTAGAAAAACCATAATCTTGTTGATTTGTTACTGTTGATGAGTTCAAATTTGAACCCAAACTAGTAACTTTATATGGCCCACTGCTATAAACTGTAGATTCTTTAAACATCTTATACTAAGAAATTATCGTTCTTACCTATTATATACACTCTTAAAAACTCAAAAGATAAATCCATTTCTGTTTGTGGTAAAGCTATTGTTGTTGAACTGGCATCTCCAAATCTCCACACATAAGCTATTTTTTTAGAATTTAATATATATTCAACAACTAAGCCGTTAATTTGCGCTGTTATTGAAGGGCTTAAACCCGCTTTTGTTCTAGCATAATTATAAATTTGGTTATTAAATATTTCGACTACATTAGTTAAACTATTGTACGAACCATCTGAATAATCAAAAGAAGGTATTAAATAATCATATTTTTCATTTATATCAAAGTTTCTAGAAGTATCACTCACAAGACCTTCTACAACAAGATCTACATCCGCTAAAATATTTTTAGGTATTATTTCTGTTGTGTTTGTCTGATCGCTAGAAAATAAGATTGAAGGAGCTAAATTTTTATTATTTTCAATAAAATTAAACTTTGTAATCTCGTATTCTGCCGCCCCAATTTCAAACTCTGTTTGCGTTTTCTCTTTTATAGAAACGATACGATAATTTTTTGAATACGCTAGTGAACTACCTGATTTAGAATCATATATCCACAATGTAGAAGCGCCAATTGTTTGCATTAAAGATATCTCTTCTTCGGTTAATCCTGATATATTCAATACAATTTTAGTTCTAAAGTTACCATCTAAACCTGTAGATGCTACGGTAAATTTATAAATATAAGTAGAAGATAACTCATCTATTCTAGCATCTGATATTCCAGAGTTTGATAATTCTGATTCTTTATTTAAAGTAGATGGAGATATTGATGAATTAGGAATTATAAATGCTATTGTATCTCCAACTCCTATAAAATCATATTTATCGTCTAATACAATATCTGATCCAGAAACAGAAACTACTCTTCCGCCTTTTCTTCCGCTGACCTTCATTTCGTCAGCCACGGATATCACATTTCCCGGTAATAATAATAAAGCTTCTGGACCAGCAGTAAAGCTTACCAACTCTTGTTCTACTTGATTTGTCACTAAAAACCATTGACCTATTCTTTTTGCTTGCGATTTAGATGTAACGCCAAAGCCAATAATTTCTTTTTCTACATAACCATATTTTCTTATGTTAATCTGATCTTCGACGTAAACAGTTTGATCTTTAAAATTATTTTTTTCATCTGAATATGTTATTTTTGCAACTGTATATCTTGTATCTTTAGATGAACTAGAATACTGAAAGATACCATCTTTTACATTAGAATTATTAAAGAAGTACGCTGGAGATTTTGGCCTATCACTATCAAAATTAACAAAATTATTTGACCAATAAACGAGACCCTTAAACACCGAAGCTACGTTATTTAATAGATTAATAACATCTGTTTCACTGTTTAATGAAATATTCGCTCTAAATCTTGGCTCTACGAGCGGTAAAAATCCCTGAAATTCAGCAGTTGCTTTTCCTTTGTTTTCTGAAACAGTTGTATAATTAGCTAAGTCTTCATCTGAAAAACATGCTTGAGATTTTATATAAGAAATAAAACCCGTTAATGCCGAATTGTTTTGACTTCCAACTGTATTGCTAGATGAAACATTAGCTGGAGAAGAAACAGCGGTAATTAAAGCATTCAAAGATTTTGCATATCTATTTTCTAACTTTGTATTAGTTTTTAAAAATTCTTTAACAGAAGGAAATAAACTACAAGCTCTATGAATTCCAAATTCATTTACTAATTGAATGGTGGCGCTTGTATTATTTATTTTCGTAACTGAAACAATTATCTTTTTAAAACTTTTAGAAACATTTTTTGTCAAACCGTCTTCATCTTTTTCTATAAAACCTAAATTAACTAAATTTATTTTAGATCCAACAGGAAAATACACTTTGAAGTCTACAGCTGAATCTGAACTTACGGTTATGCTATTTTTACTTATAGAGTCTATTTTTACTGGTTTATATCTAGATACGTTATCAGTTGGAACAAGTTCGTCGCAATATTTTGCGATTTTATACATGCTCCATTTATCAGCTAAACTTTCTTGGAATGAAAATTTTCCTAATCCATATCTGTAATTTGTTATTAAATCATACAGTATCCAAGCTGGATTATCTGTCCATCTTAAAACAGAATCAAATTCACCATTCCAAAATCCATCGTAAGTTTTAGATTCGGCATCGTAATTCTCAGGAACCTTGATTTTTAATAACTTAAAATCGAATTGTCTATTTGGTGGCTGAGTAAAACCTCTTCCATCAAAAACACTTAAAAAGTAACAACTATTTGGATATCTAAATTTTAAAGACGTAATCTCAGTAACAGAAGAAACCCCAATCATTCTACCAACTTTATTTTCTGTAGGCCCGACTTTTTTGTCCAAATTAAATACTTTTATATACGGTCCAAGAGTAAAATCAAAATCAGAAACGTCAAAAAACAAATCAAATTGATAAGGCGAACTTGCTATTCCAGTTACTCTATGAACTATATAACAAGCATAATCATCTCGTAACTTATATCCAATTTTAATTCCAAAGTTTGTTGTATTTGGCTGAGTATTGCCTTTTTTATCAAAATTATACAAAGCTTGAATTTTTAAACTAAGAATTAAAAAGTCAGTATTAACATCTTTTATTTCATGATAAGCTCCAAAACATGTTTGAAAATTATAATCGCTGAAAGCCGATACATCAAATGTTTCACTAGGTTGTGACTGCGTTCTTTGTATACTTGTGTTGCTATAAAAATCTTGCTGATGTTTAAAAACTCCACCTTGAGGCGAATTTAAAAAATCTTGCTCTGCTTTACTTATAGTAGTTGATTGAGTTGTATTTGAAATGTTTGGAACGTAACCCTTCACTACTCTTAATTTAGAAGTATGCGTTTGTGTCGATGTAAAAGTTATAGCATTTGCATTTTCATTGAGACCGTATAGAGTTTTATCTATTGAATAAGAAACCCCAGGATTAGAAAATAAAAAACTATCTGCTATAGAACTACCTTCTGAAGAAAGGTAAGACTGAAATTCTGTTCCCGCTCTTGAGAAAATTTCCAATCTATTATAGTTGTAAGTATTGGTTAAATGATTTTTTATTGCGTAATCATTTAAATAAATGCCTTTAAATATTTCACTATTATTTTGACCCTCATCAAAAAGAACAAGCTCATTACCATCTGGATCAACTAAGCCACCCAATGGCCCTTCACCTATCAAATCTTGAACATAATACTTTGTTGTGGATTCAAGGATTCCATTGTTTGAATTGGAGGCGAAAGGTGCAAACGAACCCTTCTTATTTAAGAAGTCGAGCATCTTTGTTCCAAACTGATCTAAACTAGAATTTTCTGTCATATTTTTGATGAGTAATTTCCTACGCCGATTTCTGTTTGAAAGGTGTTTTCTACGGTCGCTTTATAAGACGAATCAAAATTAAAAAGCACAGCATTTATAACATTTGTGCCTACCTTTAATCTTCCATATCCTAATTGAACTGGAGTATTTCTTGCGGCCACGTTATCTTTTCCAGAAAATATAAATGAAGAAGTTTTAATCTGCTTCGGATCTCCCGGCTTTAAAAGCATTGAGATTAAATAACTTATTCCTATGCTAATTGCTAAAAATAAAATAAATTTAGCAACAGCAACTAAAGTAAGTTTTTTAATAGCTGTCGCTATAGCAAGTGTTAAAGATACCCAAAAATTAAAACCAGAACAAATAAAAATTTCTATTTCAGAAGCGAGTTTTATAAAATTATCTAGCTCTGTTTCATTTTCATGGTAAAGAACCCCATCAATAACCAAAGCCAAACCATATTCTTTTTTTACAAGTTTATTCATTTTAGCTGAATAATCCCTTGTGTTTGCTGCCATGCATTTAAAAATATCCTTTAAAGCATTCGCTTTAACAAAAAATGAATCACAAAACATTTTCTTTAATAGCCCATGTAATATAATTTTTTTCATTTTATTGAAGCTGTTACAAGACCAACCGATGTTGTTCCAGTATTAAGTATTTGAGGAGATTGATTATTTAGTATATAACTTAAATCAAAATTAAATCCTACACTGCTAAGAACATGGGTTCCTATTCTCAACCTACCATATGAAACAGGTATTGGAGTATTTCTATTTGCTGCATTCTCTTTCGAAGAAAATATATAAGAAGATGTTTGAACTTGCTTTGGATTTTTAGGACTCAATAATTTATTAATTAAAAAGCTTATACCAAAAGAAATAACAGACATTATTATTGTATTAACAAGAAAAACACCTATTTTTCCAGCCACAGTTGTTGCTGTTATGCTTGTAAAAAGAATTGTAGAAGAAGCAAAAGCTGCCAAAGAAATTACTGGAATCAATTCTATCGTCTTTCCTATTTTAATTTTTCTATTCAATGCGGCAGCATTGTCAACTATAATCCCATCTACAACGATCAATAATCCGTCAAATTTATCACGCAATTTATTTATTTTCTGGCCAAAGTTATCAAAGTTGGCGGATATGCAAGATATCAATTCGTCAAAAGAATCAACTTTTGCTTCGAAAGATGCACAAGCTATCTTCTGTAATAGGCCATGTAAAATAACTTGTTTCATGTTTAATATTTACACTTAAAAATCGATCCCAATTTAAACTATATATTATAATAGGAATATCGTAATTTTTAATAAAAAAGAT